GGTTGACACCTATCACTTTTGCTTTAGGATTACGTGCAATTGCTGTTTCTCTTGCATCTTCATAATTTGCTGCCTGTACTTCTTCAGTGAAGACTTTGCCAGCAACATACAACTTGACTTCGTATTTCATGATGTTAGATAGTGAGGTGAATGTTGGATCAGAAAGGGTTAGACCATGACTCATATTTTTTCATGGTGATGTAACCCTCACGGCAAAGTTCATCAGTAAAGTATGACCATTCTTCGCGCTTTGCAATAGAATCACCACGAAGGCGAGGATTCTCCAGCGTTGAGACTTTCCAATTGTAACGGAATTGCTCTAGTGCTTGTGCTTTAGTGATGGTTCGCATCGGTTGAATTCCTTTAACTCTTTAATAATACACGATTTTGATGCCCTGTGGGAGAATGGTGGACACCTTACCAACTGTCACCCATGGTTCTCCATAAACTCATCGAGAGTATAATATTCTCCGGTTGATGTTTCTTTAATTAAATCTTCCAATGAATAACATTCTAACTTCAATTGATATTCTTCTACTGTATCATCTACTTCGGGGTCAAAGTCATCATGAATTAGATAATCATATTCATGAATCAGTGCATCGATTAATTGTTGTTTAGTGTACTTTTTATCAGACATTTGCGAATCTCCCATTGTTGAAGTTTGCATGTGAGAATTGTTCACGATTGACGAGTTTGAACATACCAAACTCATTGGTCTTGACATAACCCTCGCCACCACATTGTTGCTCACCAATGTATGCACTAGGTCCATTATTACGCATCAAAAACAACATGTCATCTTTGATAGACTTGATCAAGAACCAGTAACTAATGAGAAGAGAGTTGCTGAATGTTTCAGGTGAAACTTCACGACCTTCACGAATACAAGCATTCAATTCTTTCTTGAGATTGTTTGCATCGAGTTCATCAGTAAATGTTACTAACTGGGCCATCTGTCGCGCAAAACCAACAATCTCATCAAAATCTTCATCGACTTGCCAACACTCAGGTTGAACAAACTTACAAGACTCAGTATCATCGAATGTTGGAAAAACATCGCCATCACTTACAACAAATGCATCCTTAAGTTCACCTGTGTTTGTTGCATAGAATGTATGTGGTGCAATGATGATATTCTGATGAATGATTTCATCGAAAACATACGTTATCGTGTTAGGTGTATAAGTATCATCGCCACCAAAACCAATAAAATCGCATTGTATAATACCGGAGAAAGAAGGGAGGCAATCAAAACAATGATGCAGAATTTCAGCAACTGCCCCAGTGTGATTTTGCTCAATTTCTTGATGACTTTCATTGATTTTGATTTTAACTTTGTTGAATACTGATTTTGTTCCCACAAAGAAGTTACCTGTTGCAGGATTCGTACCCCAAACGATTGCAGGCGCACCATCAATTTTTGCAGAGATTTGACCATTGGAAAGGAACCAATCAAGGATAGAAAGATCACCAGTCAGAATTGAATCTTCGGGATGTTCAAGGTGTGTGTTCTTCATACCATTAAGACAGTTTAGAGGTGAGTAACAATATTAGATTGGAAGTTTGCCAACTGATTTACCTTTACTGTGCTTTTCAATAAATTTTAATGCAGATGCACGATTACGACAAACTTTAAGAATTTTTGCTTGATGAATAATTGCCAATTTTGTACTGCTTCCAGCAACAGGAACAGCAGCATACATCTTAGGATCTTCATATTTACCTATAATAAATCCCATCTCTCCACATTTGGGATTTAGAATTGTGCTATTGTTTGATACAACTTTCATCGACGGATCTCACTGATTGCTGGCATACCCTGATTAAACACAACATCAACAACTGCCTGAACTTTCTTGGCAGTACTGATACCAACTCTATCATAAGTTGGGATGCAAACTAAACCAAATGTCTTCTCACTTCCACCCAAACGAATCACACGACCAATCGACTGACTGATACCAATGTAATCCATATTACGCATGAAGATAACAGCCTCAAGTCCATTGACGTTGATACCCTCAGACAGAATGCTATGGTGAAGGACAACAAATTTCTTGGTCTTGTCCTTTCCCCAAGTGTTCAAAGTGTCAAAGAATACGTCACGATTGACTTTCTTACCATCAATGATTGCACCTGTCTTCGATGTGATCGTCATCCAAGAATAACCACGTTCAGCAAGTTGCAAGCAGAAATCTGAATGAGTAAGAAGATTGATGATTTGCTTTGTTGTACGAGCACAGATCAAAACTTTTTTAAGATTACTAGATCCATCAATCAAACCATCAATTACATCTACACTTTTACAATTGTCAAGAGTTTCAATCAAGTTGTCACAATCATCAGCAAACATTACCTTGCGACCTTTAACCATAGGCAATTGCTTGACTACAACTTTAGGAGGGAGAATGTAACCCTGTTTAACCAACTCAGGAGCAGGAACATTACATAGAACCTGTCCATAAACATTTGTCCAGTTCATTCCTGGTTTGTTAATAGCAAGCGAATGTTTGGGGGTTGCAGTAAAGAAGTAACAACGCTCTGAGACATCGCTAAAATGCTCTGTAGCAGGGAAGAAGTTACGTTGGACGCTATTATGTGCCTCATCGAAGTATATGTTGTTCACCTCAATATCTGACTCCATTACACGATGGAGTGAATGATATGTAGTAAAGATGATAACATTCTCACCTGCTGTACGTGCAACATTAGCAAACACATGAATGTTATCTGCTTTTGTTGTAGAATAGTGGTCTGTTTCACCACTATGAACGTGCATGATGTGAGTATTGGTTGTATCAATCAACTCAAGAAATTCACTGCACAGTTGTTCAGCTAGTAAAATACGTGGAGCAACAACAACTGTCGTCATTCCGTTGGTGATGTGCTTACAATTCTCAGCAACATCCTGAATCATACAGATAGTTTTGCCACCACCTGTAGGTACAATGATTTGACCCTTATCATAGGTGAGCATACTGTTAAGAATGCGTTTCTGATGCGGACGAAGAGTCAGAGTCATTCGTGTTTCATTCATATAAGTACAATACACAAAAAAACCACCCCTGTCAAGCAGAGGTGGACAGTTTAGGTTACTGGCACATCAGGGAGTGACTTTGACTCCAACTTCTTTCAAAATTTCAGGGAAAATTTGCATCTTCATCTCGTTGTTTTTGGCACCAAGTCCACCACATGCCCACACATAGTTGTTACCATCATCATTGATCAATGAAGAGTCTTTGTATACCTCTTCATGTGCAATTACAGCAGCACAGGCCTCTTCATATGTTTCAACTCCGTTGATCATCATCCAGAAAAGATTCATGGCAGTGCTACCACGAGACAGGACTTTTACCTTGTCGGTCTTATCACCGAAAGTAAAATCATCATCGGCAATCATTGTAGTAATGTAATCAGAGAGTTCGATGAAAGTTTCAAAGAAAAATTGTTGATCAATATCAGTGATGTCACTCTTGTAGAGTCGGTTCATTGAACCTTGACCAACACCTTTAATGTTGTTAGCAGCACAATTGATTGCAAAATCCAGAGATTGAACAATCCACTCATCACCTTTCAGTCGAAACTTATAGTTAGGTCCGAATATTGTGATCAGGAGTGATGCAATCTCCTTGCGAATTTGGCGAGTCCAACCAGCCCACTGTGTGTCCATAGCATTACGCTTCTCCTGATTATTCAAGGGAACGCCGCTATTCACATTAGTAAAAACGTCAGACAGACCAGTGTAATCAATCTGAACATATTCGCTGATAATCAACTGGCGGTCGCGAATCACCTTCTGCACAAGTTTAGGCAGTTTGGAGAATACGTTGTTGTGTGATCCAACAACAAGAGTCAGAATGTCATCTTCGATGACATAATTGTAAGTTCCTCGGGGGATCTGATACTCATCATTCATCAATGCAGTGAGGAACTTAAAGCGATTATTTCCATCAAGAATAATATACTCAATGAACTGATGAGAAAGTTCTACCAAGAACTTATATGCACGGTCAGTAGGTGCAAGTTTCTCTAGTTTCTTGATAGCGAGTTCAACATCTACGACGACAAAGTTTCCTTCCAGTCGATTCATCATGAGAGACTGAAAATAGTTTTTGCGTTCATCTTTTCCCCATGCTTCGGGGCGTTGAAACTCTTCGGGTGCGTGAAAATACTGATAGTTTACAACCGTGTCTTTCAATGAGCGCACTTTAGGCTCATGCTTGACAGGGAAAACGTGAGAATAAGACATTAATTTTTTTGTAAGTGATTTAATATACAGGCAGTGATAACACTTGATCAACACAAATCCTGAGATTTGAGCATTGCTTTACCGGTATGAGATCAGTTTAAC